TATTTTGCTCCAGATATAACTCTAGATCCTCCAAAGCCTTTTCCCAATCTGCAGCAAAATAGACCTGCTTAACCCATCTGTGTCTACAGTTGTAACTTCCTTTGTATCTGAATATAGAATAGTTCTGTTTGCTCATCGGATTCTCTCCTCTGAAACTCATTTGGTCTATATCCTCTTTCCTGTAGATTAGATCTTTAGTCATAACATCTCTACAGAAATCTCTATTCTTCTCATCAAGTGGACCACTGTATTTATATCTTATTGCATAAAGTCCATCATCAAGTGCAGACTTTTCTGCGGGTTCAGCAGAGACAGCAAAAGTAAGAGCAATAGCTTCTCCCTCTTTCGTTAGGTTTCCATCTTCAGAGACTTTAACGAATCCTAAGTGTCTCATTATATCCTCCTTATGACCAACTTCATCAAGTCTCTGTAGAAATAATGGCTGCAGTTCTTTTTCCAATACAATACGGTCATCTTCTGGTTCTTCTTCACTTAGACTTATCTCTCCTTTAGGAACTAATCCGAGAGCTGCTTCAATAGAGAAGCCTCTCATCTCTCCATCTTTTATATCTTCCCATAATTCATCATCAAGAATCTTAAATGCAGTCATCCAGGTTCCTTTAGGTAGTTCGAACCCATAGAATGCTGCTTTATCTTTAGCAGGATCTTCTATAATCCAGGACTCAACCATCTTAACATCATAGGTCTTATCCTTATGCTGAAGAGTAACATTATTATTCTTAGCCTTCATGATATAGTCTTCTGCAAGAGCTCTAATAGTATCCTCTCTAAAAAAGACATAGGCATCCTGTTCAAGTCCTAAAGACCTTCCAGAACGAAATATTTTCACATTTGGAATAAGAGCAGGGCCAAGAACTATTCTCTTCTCCTCATTAGCCATAACAATCTTTATGTCAGGGATCTCCTCACCAAGTTTAATAAAGTTTGTGAGAATTGCTGGACTGTCTACAAGAGATATAGCTGTAACTCCATCCTTATCAGGATCGAAGACCAATTCAAATAATAATGATTTTAAATTTATATCCATGATTTTTTTATTTTACATAAGCGGACCTTCCATACATTGGATTATTTTTACCGCTAAATTTTTCTGATAAAATCTTTCTTGTTTTTTCAGATGGGATATGGCCTTCTAAATGCTTATTTCCCATCATGGCTTTTCTTATTTTTTCTCTTGTTTCTTCAGATTGGTAGAGTCCTCTTTCATCATATTTTGCGTGACACTTTCTACAAAGTTGAAAGAAACTTTCTCTTTTCCTCTCATATTTTTTTCCATGAATTAAGGACCAATCAAAATAATCAGAGTCATGATTACAATCCGGGTTATCGCAATGATCTGCCTTCCCATAATGATAGGAAAGCCACATATGTATTTTTTTATATTCGTATTTGTCCATAATTATTATATGTTAGCGAACGTAAGCGGATTCGCGGGTTTTAACTTGTCTTTGTTTATCAGTTATTGAGCTTTCTGTTACATACACCGGAATTGCCCCAACAACCTTTGCTGCTATTTCTGCTATCCTATCTTCATTAATAAGTGAACCTGAATTTCCCATTCCCTGATTGCCTAAAGCATTGGCGGCTACAACAAGTCCTCCTAAATTAGATGCCATTGTTCTCTTACTTACCAAAAATTCATTTTTTTCTGCGTTAACCCAGGTTCCGCCTTGGGAATGTGCAACACCTCCGATCCAACCTCCTTCTTGCATAGGGTTCTTGTTGGGAAGAGGTGCTGGTGCCTGAGGTGCTGCAGTACTTGGTTTTGTAGATGATTTGATCTTCGCTAAGTTTGCAAGACCAGCTACAACGGCTGCTGCAGCAGCAATACCTCCAAGTGCGGGTCCAACGACAGGAATACCTGCTAAAGACTTAAATGCTGCAGTTGCAGACTGATATGTATTAATAATGGTCTCTGCAATAGCTCCTGCTTTTGTTTCGCCAAAGACTGCGTTAGCTGCTCCTAAGACTGCCTGAGCAGCAGAGATGGTTCCTTCAATCTTAGATTCCTGGACCATCCTTTCCATATCAATTCTCTTCTTAGCTAATTCGGCTTCAGCCTTAGCTACATCAGCAGATATCTGTTCCTCTTTCTGAAGTCTTGCTTCTGCATAAGCATCTCTAATTCCTTGGATCTCTGATTCGAGTATTTCATTCTTCTCGAGCATGCGAGCAAGGTCCTCTTCGAATTGTTCATCTTCAAGAGCGAGTTGTTCCTCTCGTCTCTTAGCCATTAGTTCAATCCTAGCAGCTTCTCGTTCTTCTTCGTTAGCAATAGAAGCTAAGTATGCCTCATCCTCTCTTGCCTGTTTAGCTTCAGCAGCCTGTTTTTCAAGTTCCTCTATTTGGGCCAATATCGTCTTGCGTCTTTCAACTTCAGCAAGAGCCTTTTCTTCTTTAAGTTTATCTGCTTCTTCTTGTAGTTTCTTCTTCTCCTCTGCAGCAGCCTTTTCCTTTTCTATTTCTGCCTGTACTAGACTTGCTCTCTGGTCTACAAATTCCTTGTTCCTATCATTTCGTTCTTTCTCTATTCTAATAAGGTCTGCCTGAAGCTGGGCTTCTTTTTCTAGGTCCTCTTCAGTAGAGGAAGCTAATCCATTTCTCTCCTTCTGAATTTCATAAGCCTCTCTGGCCATCTGAACTTGTTTATCAGAAATCTCATTCTGGATCCTTTGAGCCTCATTAAGAGCTTCTATTCTCTGCTGAGCTGTAAGAGTTGCATCACCGGTCTTTAATCGGGCTTCAGATAGAGAGACCTCCAGTTTAGCCTGTTCAACAAGCCATTTTCTCTGTTGGACTTTCAGCTTATTCTCTCGATCAGCTAAGTCCTCTGCAGCCTTTGCAGCATCACGGACTTCTTTTACCCATTCAGCAGTTTTGTCTCGAGCTGCAGTTACTCTATCAGTAAAGTCTGCAACACCTGTAGTTAGTTTGACAGTTCCATCAGCAAGTTCCTTCAGACCCTCTTTAAAGTCTCCTTTAAAGAGCTTTCCTATAGCCTTTGCTATATCAAGGATAGCTACAAATCTGTTTATAATATTCTGGAGGATAGCCTGGAATCCTTTCTTGAGCAGGTCTCCAAATGAAGTAAAGTTCTCTTTTAGAGAAACAATGCCTCGTCCAAGACCAACGGCAAGGTCCATAATCTTATCGAAGATAGCTCCAAGGAATGCCATAGTCTTTCTTAACTTCTGAGCTCCTTCTTCAGTCTTAGTAAAGTAAGCTGTAAGAGATAATATGGCAATTGCAAGAGCTCCAATTCCTGTTGCCATGACAGCTCCTTTAAGGGTCTTCATCGCAGCAATACCCTTTGTTGCTCCAGCATATAGGGACTTAAAAGTCTGCCCAACTTTATTGTCCATAACGCCAAATTCATCAGATAGTCCTTTTGCAGCCTCTTGGGATTCCTTGAGCTGTTTGTTCATATCATCGACGCCTTTGGTCGTTATATTAACGTCAACTTCCTCTCTTTTGGCCATATATATCCTTTTGTTTCAAATATGATAAATACTTATAGAGTTCTCCTATCGGTCTATTTAACCAGGCGTCTCTTTCAAAGATAGAAGATGAAATACTCATTAGGATATGATACATACCCCAAAGACTTCCAAATTCTATATCATCTTCTAAAGTCTGGGCCTCTTCTTCCTGTTCTTCTGTTCTAAAGAGTAAAGGATATCTCTCCTTTAGATCCTTGTTGTATTTCTGGATCTGAAGTAGAACCCCATATCCAAAACTGAAATCAGACTTATTAAGAAACTCTTCAGCATTCAGTTCGTGCTCTTCTGAAAGATCCTCTATAGTATAGGAACTATAGAATTTTGGTACTACTCCCTTATAGAGCAATCTTGATGCTATATTCTTTAATACATTTTTAGGATTTCTTTTTTTAGTCTTTACAGGTCTATAGACAATCGCCATAATTTTGTGAAGATTACTGAATGGGCTATCTCCTTCATGTATCCAGAAGTCTATATCCATATATTCCCTAACGGTCATTTTATTGAAGTCCATCAGGCCATAAGTCTTATCAATTCGGAATGTCTCTGGTATGAATAACCTGAACTGGTCCTTGAAGAGTTCCAATTTATTAAAGAGTAGATTCACCTGGGACTCCAAAGGATCGAAGTCCATAAATAAGGAAACAGGTAAATCTGTGATTAGGGACAGAATAGAAATCTTCTCACTTAGTGATAGGTCTTTTATATCCTCTTTAACCTCCAGCGTTTCCATTATCTGGATTCCTTTAAGTAAGGATATATCACTTAGTCCTGTTGGTAGCTTAATCCTAATCTTGGCCATATATATCTGAATAGTCTTTACGCATGTCTATCGTTGTTGGATAGAGATTAGGCTCTTTGTCTCTCTGTTCAGCTGGATCCCAAACCTGAGTACGTCCACCAAACAGGAATTTATATCTTGCCCAATTAGAGATATTATAGGAATCAACATAGTCATCGTTTAGTCCTTTAGGATGGCTATAGGTTAATTTACCACTCTGAGTTCTGGAGACCTCATAAGTACTCATTTGATTATCTAACTTTGAACAGAGTTCCACTGTTGGAAAGGAACAGTGCTCATTTGCTATATCTCTTAGGGTATTGTCTACAATCTCATTTTTGCTCTCATTGCTCATCCAGAATTTAGATATCTTTAATCCCATGTCCTGAAGTTCCTCTATCAGTCCAAGTCCAAGACCATTACACTCTCCAAATCCTTCAGCATCGTATCTTGCTATATGAGGAGCAAGCTCTCTTGCCTGATTAGGTATCCTCTCATTCTCTGCCTCGTATATAAATACGGGATTACCTTCTTCGTCCATGATAGTAAGAACAGTGGAATCATCTCCTGAACCAGCAATATCAAGTCCAAAGAAATATCTCTTTCCCTGTTTAGGAAGTTCCCAATCGGTTCTCTTCTGAAGATGTCCAAACTCTCCAAAGACCATTCCTCTACCAAACACAAATTCTGCCAAATATTCTTGTCGGAAAGCGAACTCTGTAGAGTTCTTCTTAGCGTCTTCAACTTCCCTTAAGTCATAAAATGGATTATCTGAATAGAGCATCCTATATTCCTTTTTGAAAGGATCTGGACCTTCAGCTTCAGTACAGAGTTTATAGAAATGATTCATTCCTCTTGGAGTAGAAGAGAGAATGACCTTAGCCTTTTGTTTAGCTGCAACAACGGGCTGAATATAAGTCCATGCTCTTTCTGCCCATAGTGCAACCTCATCTCCAAAAAAGTAGTCGAAAGAGGAACCTACAATGGCATCATAGTTCCTTGCAGTATAGAACTGTATCGTGGACCCATTAATAAATTTGATGTATCTTCTGGT